ATTTAGCACTAACAAACAAGTTCGAGAAGCTGCAGGGCAGTCTGATTTTAAAAGAGATGGGACTGTTAAAGATATATCTACTTCATTATACGATATAGATTATGCTATTAAATGGCATTTAGAAACTATTATACAGCCTACAGTAATGGAAGAAAATTCTATTATTACTGTACCAATTATATTTGCAAATGGAGAGAAATGGGCATCAGTACAAAAACATGGATGTCTTCGTGATTCTCAAGGAAAAACTCTTACTCCTATAATAATGATAAGAAGAAATTCTGTATCTAAAAGAGAAGATATTCAAGATTTAAAAGTTTTAGAATCTGCCGATGCTAGAATTACAGTAGAAAGAAAATATACTAAAAATAATAGATACTCTAGATTCGCATTAACAGGAGCTCCTATAGAGAAAGAATATTATTCAGTAGATGTTCCTAAATTTGTTCAAGTAGAATATGAATTGATATGCTGGACAAATAATACAGTTCAATTAAATGAAATTGTAGAGCATTTATTATGGTTTGACGGAAAAGCCTTTGGCGATTCATATAAATTTATTACTAGTATAGATCCTCCTTCTTTTGAGAATATGAACAATGTAGGGGAAGATCGCGTAGTAAAAGCTACATTGTCAATGAGAACTAAAGCACATATATTAAATGCAACTGGTCCTAATGCTCCAATAATGTATAAACTTAATCCTATTAATAGATTTGTTATGGGAATTGAAGTTGACGGCATTACTGACGTAGCAGCTTCTACATCTGCAAGGCCAATGACAATTGCCGGAACCGTAAATAGAAATGCACAACTATCATCAAACACTACAGTACTTGTTGCTACATATCTTAATACAAACAATCAATTAACAGGAACAGTTACAAATACTAATACTGTTTCATTCCCATCTGGATGGCTTACTGCACCAACAGGAATGTCACTAACTAGTATAGATAATTTTGTATTTTTTCATAAAAGCTTGAATTGGGACGCTGCTAGTACAGTAATTCCAAGATCGGCAATTATATCTTTCAGTGAACTATCTGATATAAGCACATTAGTATTAAACCTTACTAATTTAGATTATAATTTAGTACCAGGAGATAAAGTAATAGGAATTGGAAAATTCATTAATCAAGACGCCTTAGCATAGGTTTCGAAAGGTTATTACATATTTATATATAGAACTTAAATAATTAGTTATGACAGAAAAAGAACAAATACAATTAACTGAAGCAGAACTTCAAGAGATAAATAACTTGCGTTAACAATATGCAACGTTAACTGCTAAATTTGGGCAACTTAAAATTGAACAAATATTAACTCAAGAACAGTTAAAAAGATTAGACGAATTAGAAAATACTTATACGTCTGAATATTTAGCAACTCAAGCTAAAGAAGAAGTTTTTAGAAATGAAATTACAAGCAAATACGGCGAAGGTAATATTAATGTAGATACTGGATTTTTTATACCTGTATAACCTTGTTTCAATTTAAAATTACATATTTATTATTAAATATAAACATAATCTTAACCCTTTAAACATTTAATACAATGGCAGAAAAAATCGTTAGTGCTGGTGTGTTTACCAATGAAAAGGATTTGTCATACTTACCTCAAGGAATTTCTGAGATTGGAGCAGCATTTATAGGACCTACAGTAAAAGGGCCTGCAATGATACCAACATCAGTATCTTCATTTGGAGAGTTTGTACAAATTTTCGGTGACACTAACCCTAATTTATACTTACCTTACGCAGCTAAGGAGTATTTAGCAAATTCAGGACAATTAACAGTTGTTCGTACTCTTCATGATGATGGGTATTCAATATTAAACCCAGTTGCTATTATAGCAACAGGTTCATTTGGAACAAAACATATTGGATTGATTCATCCTTCTCAAGTAGTATCTGAAACAGATGCATTTTATAATGGTACAACAACTTTATTTAATAAATCTACATTAACTTCGAATACTTCAGGATCATTTGTAGTAAATATTTCAGGTTCATTTACTGTTGACACAAGCACAACAGCATTCCCTAATGCATTAGCTGCTGGAGCAGCATTGTATAGCGCTTCGTTAAGTCTTACAAATGCAAATTATTTATCAAAAGTATTTAGTTTAACGCCTCAAGTAACTTCTAATCCAGGGTATTTATATACATTCTTCCCTCAAGCAGCATCTGCATCATTAGCTGCTGACGCGGCAGTTTCAGTATTTTTATCGACAGGATCAGCAGCATTAGATTTTTCTGAAACTGCAAAAGAAGCAACTACTCCTTATATCATTTCACAAACTGTAGCTGGCACCAATCAAAATTTATTTAAACTTCATACTATTAGTTCAGGTATAAATGCTAACTATGAAATTAAAGCTGCTATTTCAAATATCAAAGCAGCTGGAACAGTTGCAGGATCTGAATATGGATCTTTTAGTGTTACAATTAGAGCAGTTGATCAAACTAAATTAAATATATTAGGCTCACCATTTTCTACTCAAGATTCTGATGTTAGACCCAATATTTTAGAATCTTTTGATAATATTAATTTAGACCCAAATTCTCCTAGATTTATAGCTAGAATAATTGGAGATAGATATAAAACATTTGTAAGCGGTAAAGTAATTATCAATGGAGATTATTCAAATAAATCTAAATATGTATATGTTGAAGTTGACACTGCTGTTGAAAATGCATCTGTATCTCCTCAATTAGTACCATTTGGTTTTGCGGCATTGTATTCTCCATTACCAAGTATATTTACGCAACCTACATCAGCTTCATTTGTATCTGTTCAACAAATAAATGGAATTTTCAATAAACGTAAACATTTTGGATTTGATTATGATTTTGCTCTTACAGACAACGCAAATTATTTGAAGCCAACTCCAAAAACATCTGCAACTGTAGGTAACAATGCTAAATTCTTATTGTCCAATTTCAATCAAGATTCAAGCTATTCATATTCAAGCTCAATTGATTTAACTAATTCAAATATAGAAACTCGTAAGTTTGTTGTACCTTTTCAAGGCGGAGCAGACGGAGTTCAACCAAACCGTAGAATTTTAGTAGGGGCTGATATTGTAGCTGCTAATACTCAAGGATATGATTTAAGAAGTAACACTGCTAAAGATTATTCAGTATATACCAATGCAATTGATTCAGTATCTAATCCAGATGAATTAGATATTAATATGTTAGTTCTTCCAGGTGTGACTCAAGAATCTCACTCTGCTATTATTGATTATGCAGCTAATATGTGTTTGGATAGAGCAGATACTTTCTTTGTATTTGATTGTGTTGGATTGACTTCAAATATTGCAACGGCAGTATCAACAATTCAAGCAATTGATAACAATTATGCAGCAACTTATTACCCATGGGTAAAAATTATGGATGCAGGAATTAACAAACCAGTTTGGGTTCCGCCTTCCGTAGTTATTCCAGGTGTACTTTCTTTCAATGATAAAGTAGCTGCTGAATGGTATGCTCCTGCAGGATTGAATAGAGGAGGTTTAACTTCAGTGCTAGACGCTTATTCTAGATTAACTCATGCAGAAAGAGATGATCTTTATGAAGGAAGAATCAATCCAATTGCAACTTTCCCTGCTCAAGGTGTTTGTGTTTGGGGTCAAAAGACTCTTCAAGCTAAACCATCAGCATTAGATAGAATCAATGTAAGAAGAATGTTAATTGCAGTTAAGAAATTTATTGCATCTGCAACAAAGTATTTGGTATTCGAAAACAATACAGCAGCAACTCGTAACAGATTCTTAAATATTTGTAATCCTTATTTAGAATCAGTTCAACAACGTCAAGGTCTTTATGGATTCAAAGTTGTAATGGATGAAACAAATAATACTGCAGACATCATTGATAGAAATATTATGTATGGTCAAATTTATTTACAACCTGCGAAAACCGCAGAATTTATTATAATTGACTTTAATATTTTACCTACAGGTGCTGCATTTCCAGGAGCATAATAAAATGTAAATTGCAAAGTAAGAGGGACTATTTATTAGTCCCTTTTCTTTTGTTTTTTCAATACTTACATATTTATATTAAATAAAAGAACTAAAAATGAAAGTAATAGAATTTAAAAAACTAATTCGCGAAGAAATTCGCCGTGTTCTAAATGAATCAACTCCTAGGTTTGGCGTTAGTCAAATAGTAAAAGATCATGACAGAGATCGTTTCAGAATAATTAAAATTTACCCAAACTTGAAAGCAGCTCTAGTAGATGCAAAAAAGACAACAACTCCGGACGAATTTAAACAATTATTGGGTTATACAGCAACACTTTATAAAGGCAAAAGAGCAATCCGTAAAGAAGACGATAATAAGCCTTGGTATCTACTAAAAGCAAAAGATGATGACGAAGTGTATGAGACTAATGAATATTTTCCTAATATTGAACCGGAAGCAAATTTATTTTTAAAATAAAGTTGAGTGTATAATAATTAATAAAGAATCAAGGGACTATAGTCCCTTTTCTTTTGTTTTTTAGACACTTACATATTTATATTAAATAAAAGATAAAGTTATGTTTTTTCCGAAAGGATGATATTTATATTAAAAAAGAACTTAAACAACTTATAACAAAATGGCTGAATTATTAGACCCAACAGAAATCATGTTTACCGCTTTTGAACCGAAAGTAGCAAACCGTTTCATCATGTACATTGAAGGTATTCCTGCTTACCTAATAAAAGCAGCAAACAGACCAGGAATCACTTTCGGTGATGTGGTATTAGATCATATCAACGTTGAGAGAAAACTTAAAGGAAAAGGAAGATGGAATGATGTTTCTATTACTCTTTATGATCCTGTAGTTCCTTCTGCTGCTCAAGCAGTAATGGAATGGGTTCGTTTATCTCATGAATCTGTAACTGGTAGAGATGGTTATTCTGATATGTACAAAAAAGATATTACATTTAATGCTTTAGGGCCAGTAGGTGACAAAGTAGAAGAATGGACATTAAAGGGTGCTTATATTGGAGATGCTAACTTCGGTGACTTTGATTGGGGAACTGAAGATGCTATTAACATTGCATTAACTTTGAAATACGATTATGCAATATTACAATTCTAGGAAATTGTAGTAAAAAAAACAAAAATGAAAATTCAAGAATTCAAAAAACTAATCAGAGAAGAGATTAAAAAAGTACTAACAGAAGCTCAAGCGCCTAAATTCAAAGCAAAGCATACAAACAACAATCTTGTAGCGGCTATTTACTTTTCATGGAATAAAGCCGAAAGCAACAATCAATCTTTATGGGACAAGGTAATTGAAATTTTAGAACAAGAAGATTGTAGATTAATTAACTATGTAGTAACTGATAGCGTTTGTGAATTTGAATTTCAACCTTCTATAGGAGTACAAGCTCAAGATCAATTAGACGATGCTAGATATCGTGTTATAGATGCACTTAAGCCTTTATCAAAAGCATTTACCGGATATGATGTATATATCGTCGGAGCATAATAAAACACCGACTATTTATAATAAAAAATAAACAATGAAAGTATCAGAATTTAGAAAATTAATTCGTGAGGAAGTAAAAAAAGCGTTAAATGAAAATTATCGTGATCCTGATGAAAATTTAGATGTATTAATTAAATTGCTAAAAAAGAACAAAACTAAAGATGCGTTAGAATTAGTTCAAGCAGTGAGAGATGGTCTAGATGGAAATAATTTAGAATCTGCATTTGACGAAGCAGTTGAAATGTGGTTTGATGAACACTCAGAAGGAAGCCGCGGCTTTTAAATAAAAAAAGATTTGGTAGATTGAAAAATTATACTTATCTTTATATATAGAAACAAACTAAAGCTCCTTTAATTAGGGGCTTTTTTACTGATTAGATATTTATTATAAATTAATAATATCATTCAATATAGAAACTTCTACTTTGAAGGTAAATACTTTAAATAAATGGATCACGTAGAATTTAAAAGACTGTTAAAGGAGTTCGCACCGGGTGTTATGGTATTAAAAGAAGTAGATATAATACCAGTCGGCCCTGACGGAAATAAAATTTCTGATGAGACAGTAATTCGAAATTTAAACATGGCTGTCAAAGCTGTGAGTTCTGGATTACGTCCTAAATTAATTCAAATTTTAGAAGATCCAGAAGCAGCAAAAGCTTTAAAATCTCCAGCACAAAGAGCTGCGTTAATTGGAGCAATTGCAATTGCGTTTGGAGTATCTGAAAAAGAATTCGGACAGATAATATCAAAAATAAAAGGAATGTTAAAATCTTCAGAAGCTCCAGAAACAAATGATCAAGCTTAAACCTATAGCAGAAGCAATCGTTCTTTCTAAATCTGATGATAAAATAACATGGGGTGATGTAAAAATAGTATTGGATACTATTAAAGCAGAACAAAATAGATTAAATATCAAAGGAGCCTCAACTCAAGTCGCAACAAATGTAGGAAAGACATTTGCAAAGGCAGGAGCTAAATGGGCATTGAATTTAGTTACGGGAGGTACTGCAGGATTTATATTAGACATTGCTGCTGACCATGGTGAAGATGTTGGAAAATTCTTATTGAATATAGGAAAAACAGTTACAGAAAAAGAACTTAAAAACCCAGAGGCATCTGAATTTAAAAAGATGATAGGCCCATTTTGGGAAGCAATAAAATTATCTCCTAAAGTATCAGAATTGCTAGATGACCAATTAGAAAAGAAATTTATTGATACAGTAATATTACCTAAATTAAAGCAGCCGGGTTCAGAAAAAGAAACTATACCAAATATGGATGAATTGTTAGGAGCGTGGTTAAATAATAACGGTGCACTTAAACAAGACGCTGATATTCATTTTCAAGCAACTTCAGGAGGACTTTAAAAAAACCACAAAATTTTCAAAGTTACATATTTATATTAAATAATAAAACTTAAATTAGTTTATGGCACAAGTTAATGACAACCACCCTAAAGGAGCGGAGCTTTCAGATTCTCAATTAAAAGAATTCGCTTTACAACAACACAAACAACAAGAAGTTAAACAAAGTGGCTTTCCAACAGAAGTTATAACTTTGCCTTCAAGAGGTCTTGTATATCAAGCAGGTTCTTCATTAAGTGAAGGTACCGTTGAAATGAAATATATGACAGCTAGAGAAGAAGATATTCTTACTTCTCAAAATTTAATTAAACAAGGAATTGTTTTAGATAAATTGATGCAGTCTATGATTGTATCTCCTATTAGATATGAAGATTTAGTTATTGGAGATAAAAATGCTATTATGGTAGCTGCTCGTATTTTAGGATATGGTAAAGATTATCCAATAGACTTACCTTGTCCATCATGTAATGCTACTAATAAAATTGATATTGATTTAACTCAATTACCAGAAAGCAACATACCAGATGATGTAGTATCGCCTTCACCAGGAGTATTTGAATTTGTATTACCACAATCAAAAAGAGTTATTCATTTTCAATTATTAACAATTGGAGCAGATAAAAGAATAACTAAAGATTTAGAGGCTGTTAAAAAAATTAATAGATCATCTCAAGTAATAGATAGAGAATTGACTACTAGATTGAAAAATATCATAGTTTCAGTCGATGGAGAATCTGACAAAGCAACTATAAATAATTTTGTAGATAATGAATTATTTGCAATGGATTCAAGAGCATTAAGAACATACATGAGAGAAATATCTCCTGATGTTAAATTTCAAATTGATAATTTTGCATGCACAGAGTGCGACCACGAAGAGGAGGCGTTAGGGTTTTCTATTGATACAAACTTTTTTTGGCCTAAGTCCTAAACATAAGCCTTTAATTCACGCTCAACTATTTGACATGGTTTATCATGGCCATGGATTTACTTGGACTGAATTATATAATATGCCAGTATGGCTCAGAACTTTTTATTATAAAAAGATTGAAGAAGCAATCTTAAAAAAGAACGAAAAGGAAAATCCAAAAAATACACCTAAGCCACCAAAAATACAAAGACCTGGAGTAGCACCTGTTTAGGTGCTATTTTCATGTTTAAAATAATGGCACCAACTAGTTATTAATTAGATATTTATATTAAACCAAAGTATTCTACAATGAAAGCAACACAATTTAAACAACTTATTAAAGAAGAGATAGCATTAGTAAAATCAGAACTAATTACAGATTCTATTAATACTATATATACCGATATCAAAGCTAAACATAAACTTAAAGAAAGTATAGTTGCTGATATGCTAACTTTATTGCTAGGCCCTAAACTTAAAGCTCAAGCCGACGCAGTAAAAAATTCTCCAGAATATCAAGAATTACTTAAACAAATAGATATTAATACAAAGTCTATGGTTAGGTTAACTGCTAAATTAAAAGACGAAATTGGTGCATATAACAAAAATATAAAATCAATGCAAAATGCTGGTGTTAAAGTAAAAACAGGTCAATCGCCATTTCAAATGAAAGCAGCATATGATAAATGGCAAAAAGACCAGCATGCAGAATTTTGGAAAAAACATCCAGCAATGGCCAACAATCCAGAATGGCAGAAAATGTTAAATTATTAAATAATACATTTTAATTAAAATGGCAAACAAGGACGTAGCAGGCGATAAAATCATAGCAGATCAAGCAAAACAAATTGCTGGTCTGAAAAAGCAGCTAGCTGCTAAAGACGCAACTGAATCTAATGCTGTTAAAGATCAAATTGATTATTCAAAGCAACTATTAGATGCTACGACTAAAAGATTAGCATTAGAAAAACTTATAAGTGATACTACTGCGGAGATATCCGATCTTCAAAAAAGTAATATTAAGTATGGAATGGATTTTGGTCGTCAGTCAAAGAAAATTAAAAAAACCAGAGAAGATGAGTTTAAAATTGTTATGGAACAAAGAAAACTTGATCTGAAAACAAAAAAAGACTTTGGGGCTGTTCTTAAAAATCAACAAAAAATAGCTGACTTAACTAAAAACATATTAATTAATAAAAAAAATATTTCTTTTGCACAAGACAAGCTTAATAAATCTAGCGCAGCATATACAGAAGGTGTTGAAACGTCATTTGGATTTATAGATGATATAGACGATGCAATTAAAGGCATTCCTGTAGTAGGAGGTATTTTATCAAAAGCAATTGGTTTAGATACATTCAAAGAGGAAATTACTAAAAATTTCAGTAGTCTAAGCGGTCAGTTTGCAGATTCGATTAATGGAACGTCAGTCGCACAAATACAAGCTTCGGAAGCAGCAATTGCTGGATTTGAAGCTGAAGCCGCTGCAGCAGGAATAGTATTAGGCGAAACTAGCGCAAT